AAACAAGTAAAACAAAAACTCAAAAAGTTATCTAAAAACGAAGAGCAAAAGGATAATTTAGTTATACAGAAAGGTAATATCTTTCATGTATACAATGAATACACAATAGTTAAGGATAACCATAAATTCGATATCTATATCGTTGATAATAATGAGTTCATTGGTACTGTATTTAATTCATCTTCCGCTATTTCGTGGTGCAACGCCCACAAATGTAATGATATTGATTTAGCCAAAAATATTATTTCATCTGATAGAGCGATTGAGTTTCTTAATAATGACATTGTATATACAAAAATGTTAATTAAATTAAAAAGCACCCCACATACCAAACAAAGTATTTTATTTGCTAGATTAACTGAGTACGTCAATAAGCAACTTCGTATAAAGTTGAAGTTACATAAATACATACAACGTTCAAATCAGATTAAAGATAAAGGATTTTCAAATGAATTTACAACACCTAGCAAAACCACAAAGTTCAAAAAAGTACGCTAAGATTTTCGAATCTCAATTTGGTGCAAAACTTAAATTGAATTTGAATTTAAAACAAGCAACACGTTATTTAAACGAGACTAAAAAGATTATCGCGGAATACCGTCAATCTACCAAGTTTCATTCAAGTCAACAAGATTCTACTTATATGCAAGGATTAATGCTTGAACAAGCATTAACACAGAAAGTTAAAGAACTTTCAGAAGCAGATGCTGGGTCATTTGGTGGCAATAATACAAACACAGGAAAAACTATGAAACCAATTGTACCAGGCAAAATGTCAGGCGAGTACGCTAATGCCTTAAAAAAGACAGCAATGGGAGAAGATATCTCCGTTAAAGAATGGAAGAAATTAAAGAAGAGAGGCATTAGCGAAAACTTATTAGTGGTTCTCGAAAGTAAAAAAACATCTATTAAGTTAATGCGTAAGATTGTAGAATCTAAACGTACGCTTACCGAAGACGAAGTATCACAAGCACAAGTTGTACTAGCGGCACAGGACATGGTTGACCGTGTACAGAAGATGGTCGAAGATATGATTGACTTGCAGTACAAAGATGTTCCTGCACTAGCAGACACTATGAAAGGTGAGTTAGGCACAGACCAAGCAACTCAGTTTAAAGACGCAATGTCAACTGCATTAAGCACATTATCAGATACACTTACTAGTACTAAAGAACAAATGGACGCGGCAGTTGCAATCGTTACAGGTGAAGAAATTGCTTCTCCAATGGGCGACTTAGAAGGTGTTGATATGGATGCAGACATGGATATGGATATCCCAATGGATGATATGGACATGGCACCTGAAGCAGTTCCTGTTCCTGATGCAATGGATTCAGACTTAGGCAGAGAGAAAAGATAAATGAAAACGTCCGAAATACTACACGAATCTAACTTAGAGCAATTAGCCGCATTAGGACAATTCCTAATTGGTCGTGCTAATGACCAAAACTCTACGTCTAAGTTAAGTGTAGAAGCGTTTATTTCGATTGCTGGTAAGATGGGCATTCCACTTGATGCAGATTCATTACAAGACATGGTTATGCAAGGTGAGTTAGACGGTGTTATTAATGATGTTGATAATAAAGAAATCTCATTCAAAAGCGAAAAGCAAGTACAGGACAATCCAGAACTATCTATGGATAAAGCACGCAATACAGTAAACAATATGGCACAACGTGCTATGAGGAAGAGAAAGTAAACAACTACAGAACTTTATTTGTTTTGTTTGCTCCTGGGTTAGGTGGAAACCATATTGCTAACCTATTATCAACTAGTAACGAGTTTCTTAATAGATTCTCATCCCATGATTACAACACATCAGAACCAAACGCACACTTTTTCAATATTACTAATATAGAACTGGAAGACATTTCCGATAATATTGACATCCTTTCCACTCAAAATAATATTTTATGTGGACATTGGGCTAGTTATTATTGGCTAATGCAATCGGACTTATCCAAACATTTTAATAATAGGCAAATATTAATTATTGAACCCCCATCATATGGGACAATGGCATACGAACGTTTAATCAAACATGTAACTGCGTACACCAACCATTACTTCTACGAGGAAATGAAACTTTTGTACACGATTGAAACAATGCAGAAGATGTTCGATGATGATGATTTCTTTGTATTAAACGCTGATGTAATTTTTCAAAACAGCATAAATACATTCATTGAAAAGGCAGAAGAAGAATTCTGTATAAAATTAAATAGTACACTATGCAAGACCATACATGATAAATGGTTTGTTAATAGATTAAAGGAAACTAATGTCAAGACTAACTAATATGTTCGACAAAGTTGTTAACGAGAAACTTATTAATAAAGCAACTGTTGGTGGAGTTGATTTTAGTCTAAACGATAAAGGTACTGCTAGTATTAAAAGTAAGATTGGTGGATTAGATGTTAGTGCAAACTCAGACGGACATGCCCAAGCAACAGGTAAGATTGCAGGTGGTACTATGTCAACTGCAGTTAATAAAGACGGCGACGGCGGTTCAGCATATAACAGGGGAGGAAAGACCGTATCACAAACATCAGGTTCAAATGATGCATGGGTAAGTCAAGGACCTAACCAAATTTCAAAGAGGATATCTCTTAATAATAGTAAAGTACAAGAAGATGACCATGAAATGTCAGACGACGAATACCAAAGAATATTAATGCGTAAGTCAACTTCTAAAGCATTAGGCTCAACCCCACCTACCTATGACAAGAAGAAGTTCGATAACTACTCAAAAGCAAATAAGCGTGGTGCGTACAGCAATGCAAAAGTTAGGCAATCAGTCGACTTTGACGAAGATTTAGATGAAGCAACATATACATCAAAAACAACAAGAGCACAGGGTGTGTCTCCTGATTATGGATTTTACACAACAGCAAAAGGTGACAAATTTGCGTTAATGTTCAATGACGGCAACGAAGATGTATTATTAGGTACGTACGATAGCCATACTGAATTACAACAAGCGAAAGAATATGCAAAGAAAGAGATGCGTAAAGGTTATAGAAAACATGGCGTTGATATGCAAAAGCCATTAGATTATAATATTACACAAGATAGCAACGGCCAGTACGTAGCAAAGGTTAATGACAGTCATTTTGGCGAGTACGTAGTTGGTACATACAAAACAGAGAAAGAAGCAAAGTGGGCAATAGACTTCCACAACAAATCACACGACGAGGAAGAAAGAATGGATACAACAGGACATGAACTAGAAGAAGCCACAGACGATATCGATTATAAAGATAGTGATTTGTGGCAAGCAAATAACTCAGAACGCACAGACGATTACACAGATAAAGTGGAATGGGAAATTGTTATTAACGGTAACACGTACACTACATCAAATGGCGCAACAGAAGACGAAGCAATTAATAACTTCTGGAAAGCAGTTGTTGAAAAAGAAGGCATTAAAAAGTTCTTAGGCGACATGGTATACGCACAAGAATTAACATCAAGTACAGACTTAGATGAAGATTTAAATGAAATGCTTAAAATTGCAGGACTAAGATAAGGATTTATTATGAATTTTGAAGATTTGGACAAACTATTATACACAGCGGGTGTTACTACTCAGTTGAATGAGGCACGAATTGACCACCCTGATATTGACTACAGGGCAGTAGATGCTAAAGGTGAAACTACGGGTGAAATAACTAAAATCATTGCTGATATGTCATCTTATATGGGTGGTACATGGACTAGATTGAATCGTAGATTTGTTAAATTAAAGACAGAATCCAATAGACTTGCTGTATTGTTAAAGGAAGTAAATCTTGAAATTACGGATAAGATGCAACGTGATACATTTGACCCTGGTGATGAGTTATTGACTAGAGAAGTTCTAACTAAAGATGCTATTTTCATGTTATCCAAAGCATACACACACACAACAGTTAAATTTTCTGCAAAGGATAGAGAAGAAATGATGAACAACATGCCAAGAGAATTAGTGGCAAGATTGGATTTCCTTACAGAAGAGATGATTCCTGATTTGACTAGAGCGATTGCATTAACTATCGAAGCATATAGTGGACCACCAATCACTAAAACTGCCAAACCAAGATTAACACCGAGGTTAAAAACACCGATTCCAAAGGACAAGTACAAAGATGCTACCAAAGAATCAATCAACGAAGATGTTAGTAAATTGGACAGATTCAATGACATGATTGGTAAATTTATCTCTCAGTACGATAAAAAATTGGATTACGTTACCGACGTTTAACATATATTTTCCGTAATTGATGTAACGGTTAAATTTATCTTATATGTAATTTTTATATAAGATAAAATTCACTAATGAAAACATTATTAGTAGAAAAATATCCATATCAAGAATTAACACGTAACAGCATAGCCGGCAAACGTTTGTATAATACACCAACTGGTGCATTGCCATCCGTAACTACTATACTATCCGCAACCAAACCCGAAAAAGACAGATTAGGTCTTGAAAACTGGCGTAAAGCAATTGGTGAGCAACGGGCAGATGCTATATGTTCAGAAGCCGCCAACCGTGGTACCCGAATGCACAAGTACCTAGAGGATTATGTTATCGATGGGGTTCTTAAGAAAGCAGGGTCTAATCCGTTTGCTAAAGAAGCACATGTAATGGCAGAGGAAATCGTTAACAAGGGTATGTGTAACGTTAATGAGTGCTGGGGTACGGAAGTATCTCTTTATTATCCTGACATATATGCTGGTTCAACTGATTTAGTAGGAGAGCATAAAGGAAACCCTGCAATATTGGATTTTAAGCAATCCAACAAACCAAAAACTGATGAAAGAGTACAGGATTACTGTATTCAATTGGCGGCATATGCAGAAGCACACAACGCAGTTTATAAAACAAACATAAACACGGGTGTTATTCTTATGTGTGTTAAACCAGAACAACCAAAACCTGGAGTGTTTGAAAAACAGCAATACATGGAGTGGGTAATTGATGGTGAGTCATTCAAGAAATGGAAAGATGTTTGGTGGAAACGCGTAGAAGAATATTATGAGATGCAGTTAGCATAAATAGATGAATACTATGAACAGCAGTAAACAACTATGGCAATCACACAAATATCAAAAATCACACACCGCAAGGGTTTTAATGAAAATTTACCTCAATTAGCAGGTGCAGAATTAGGATGGGCATTAGATGCCAGACGATTATATATAGGTAATGGTAAGATTGTTGATGGTGCACCGACTATAGGTAACACAGAAGTACTCACGCAGTACAGTAATATTCTAGAAATTACAAACACGTACACATATAAAGGTACCGCAACAGGATACCAAGTTGTAACTGGTGCTGACGTAAGTAATCCAATAACCAGAACACTACAACAAAAGTTTGATGACATAGTTAGTGTCCGTGACTTTGGTGCAAAGGGTGACGGCGAGACTGATGATACAGTAGCCATCAATAATGCATTGCGTGAGTTATACACTAGGGAAGTATCTCCGTTAATCAGACGTAGTTTATTTTTCCCAGCAGGCACTTACAAAGTGACTGATACCATTAATGTACCTTCATATGCTAAATTATATGGCGAAGGTGCAAAGAGTACAACAATCAAATACTACCAACTTGGTGGCTCACCTGTGGCAGACGCTGTTATTATGACTGCAGACAGCAAAAATCAAACTGGAGCAAATATTGGCAACTTTAGTGCAACCACTCCTACTGATATTGAAATTAGTAGCATGGGATTCGAATCTACCGTGGATACGAATAGTGTATTCATTTTGGAGAACATTACCAATAGTTCATTCTCTAACATCTCGTTAGTAGGACCAGAAACAATATCAACTATTGGTACATCTGTTTCGCCTCACGCATGCATTAGAGTTAAAGGTAACGCACTATTACCATCGAAGAATATAGTATTTGATAATTGCAATACTAGTGGTACTAGATATGGTATGTACATAGATGATGTTTGTAACGGGTTGACTTTATCCAATAGTAAATTACATATACACTACAAAGGTGTTCGTTTAGTAAATGGGAATGTATCAGGTGTAAGAATCGTCCAAAACGTGTTTGATGACATATACGACCAAGGAATAAGTTTTGGTGGAACAGTTCGTATGAACGTGTCTGCATTTAATATGTTCTACGATGTTGGTAATTATCTTAATGGTGTTGTTAATCCAGAAACAGTGATTATCGACATTGATAATGCTGACAATGTTAGCATGGGTGACATGTTTGAGCGCAATGACGCATCTAACGCAATACATCAACGAATTAGTTTAAATGAAACTGCATCTATTGCATTTGACCTGGGTAATAAAATTGTATTGGGCACATATGCTCGTGAAGTTGGCAAAACAACCACATTAATGGATGGTACATTAACATCTGCATCTATGTTTGTAGTTGATTTAACTAATACCCACACTAATAGCAATACAGGTACGTTTAAAATGGATTACGCGATTGAGCGCAATGGTACAGTAAGAACGGGTTCTATCGATATTGCATGTGATGGTGGCACTCCTGGTTCATTAACATATAACGAAGCGTATACCGAGAATGCCATATCAGGTATTGCATTCTCGGTTACGCAATCTACGAATGATGTGTCTGTCAAATACACATCAACTACCAATGGTCACAACGCAAAATTGAGTTATTCAATCGTGCGATTGTACTAATACATTTTTATTTTCGACCGAAATCGGGTATTAAGCCAATGACATAATATATCTTATTTTTGGGTATGTATAATTTCTAGATAATTAACATACATATATAAAATAAGTATAAAAATATGGCTATTACTGTAACGAAAAGAACTGGTAAAACAGAAGAACTGAATTTAGAAAAATTACATAAAGTTGTCTTTTGGGCAACTGAAGGAATTACTGGTGTTAGTGCTAGTCAAGTAGAATTAAAAAGTCATATCCAATTTTATAATGGTATCAGCACCAAGGATATTCAAGAGACGTTAATCAAATCTGCTGCTGATTTAATCACAGAAGAAACCCCTAACTATCAATTTGTAGCAGGTCGTTTAATTAATTACAGTTTACGTAAAGAAGTCTATAGACAATTCAAACCATGTGATATATATGAAATAGTGGTAAAGAATGTAAACAATGGGTTTTATGACCCTGAGTTATTACATGAGTACACTGAAGGTGAATGGAACTACATTAATAACTTCATTAAGCATCATCGCGATGAGGATTTTACATATGTTGCTATGGAACAATTCCGTGGCAAGTACCTAGTACAGAATCGTATTACCAAAGAAATCTTCGAAACACCACAGATATGTTATGCATTGATTGCGGCAACATTATTCGCACATTATCCAAAGAAAGGCACTAAAACACGACTGCATTGGGTTAAAGAATACTACGATGCAATTAGTACACACCAAATCAGTTTACCTACTCCTGTAATGGCAGGCGTAAGGACGCCACAACGACAGTTTAGTAGTTGTGTATTGATTGAGACAGACGATAGTTTAGACTCAATCAACGCAACAACAAGCGCCATTGTTAAGTACGTAAGTCAAAAGGCAGGCATTGGTATAGGTGCAGGACGAATAAGAGCATTAAATTCTCCTATTAGAAGTGGCGATGCTTATCATACAGGTGTTATACCATTTTATAAACACTTTGCTACTGCAGTTAAGTCTTGCTCACAAGGTGGCGTTAGAAGTGGGTCGGCGACATTGTATTTTCCAATTTGGCACTTAGAGGTAGAGGACTTATTAGTACTTAAGAATAACAAAGGAACAGAAGAAACACGTATTAGAACACTTGATTATGGCGTACAAATGAACAAGTTAATGTACGAGCGTTTATTAACGGGCGGCGATATTACGTTGTTTAGTCCACATGATGTTCCGGACTTGTACGATGCATTCTATGCAGACCAGGATAAATTCCGCAAGTTGTACGAAATGTACGAGCGCAAAACATCTATACGTAAAGTTAAAGTCAAGGCAATGGATTTGTTTAGTACGTTTATACAAGAGCGCAAGGATACTGGAAGAATGTATTTAATGAATGTAGACCATGCTAATGAACATGGTTCATTTAAGCCTGATTTAGCCCCAATTAAGATGTCAAATCTCTGTTCGGAAATAGACCTTCCTACCAAACCATTAAATGATTTTAATGACGAGGAAGGTGAGATTGCACTGTGTTCATTGTCTGCTATTAATTGGGGGGCATTTAAGAAACCCGAGGATATGGAACGTGCATGTAACTTAGCAGTACGTGGTTTGGATTCGTTATTAAGTTACCAAGATTACCCTGTTAAAGCGGCACAAATTGCTACTGAAAACCGTAGACCACTTGGTGTTGGTATTATTAACTTAGCGTACTTCTTAGCAAAACATGGTGTTGGCTACAATGACAAAGAAGGAGTGGAGTTAGTTGACACTTGGGCACAGCATTGGAGTTACTACTTAATTAAGGCAAGTAATGAATTAGCACAGGAAGAAGGCGCATGTCCGTTGAGTAACGAAACTAAGTACAGTGACGGGATATTACCAATTGACACGTACAAAAAGGAAGTAGACGAAGTAATTAAACACAAGAACAAAATGGATTGGAACGGGTTGCGTAAAAACCTCAAGAAGCACGGTATACGTAACTCCACACTAATGGCTTTAATGCCAAGTGAGACTAGTTCACAAATCAGTAATGCAACAAACGGCATTGAGCCACCAAGAAGTTATGTGTCTATTAAGCAAAGTAAAGATGGTGTAATGGCACAAGTTGTTCCTGAGTTTAGACACTTAAAAAACAAGTACGAATTACTATGGGACCAACCAGGTCCATCAGGATACTTAAAAGTAATGGCAGTCTTGCAGAAGTACATTGACCAAGGAATTAGCGTCAATACAAGTTATAATCCTACGCAGTACGAAGATGAAAAAATTCCAATGAGTAAAATGTTAGAAGACATTATTACATTTTACAAATACGGCGGAAAGCAATTGTACTATTTTCAAACATACGACGGCGCAGGCGAAGTTGAGGTTACAGACGATGCGGACTGCGACAGTTGTACTATATAAGGAAATACAATGAGTAGAAGTGTAATTAATTTTAGTAAAGAAAAAAGTCATATTGATAGTCCAATGTTCTTAGACCCAAACGGGTCAATGGGCACACAGCGTTACGAAACATTAAAGTACGAAAAAATCGATAAGTTGACTGATAAGCAAATGGGTTTCTTTTGGAGACCCGAAGAAGTTGAACTTAACAAAGACATTAAAGACTTCAAAGGGTTAGATGAACATGAGAAGCATATATTCACGTCCAACCTTAAACGTCAAATCTTATTAGATTCAGTACAAGGAAGAAGTCCTAGTTTAGGATTCTTGCCATTGATTAGTATCCCTGAGTTAGAAGCATGGACTACACTGTGGTCATTCAACGAAACAGTGCATAGCAGAAGTTATACACATATCATTCGTAACATTTACGCAAATCCAAGTATTGTATTCGATGAGATGATGGATATTCAAGAGATTATTGACTGTGGTGCTGACGTAAGTAAGTACTACGACAACTTAATTGAGTACAGCAATTACTATCAGTTACTTGGCTACGGCACACACACAGTTAATGGTAAGAAAGTAGAAATCACAGAGTACGAGTTAAAGAAACGTATTTACTTAGCAATGCTGAGTGTAAATGTACTTGAAGGAATTAGATTCTACGTATCGTTTGCTTGTAGTTGGGCATTTGCAGAACTTAAATCAATGGAAGGTAACGCTAAGATTATTAAGTTAATTTGTAGAGATGAGAACTTGCATTTGGGATTTACTCAAACTGTTCTTAAGATGATGCCAAAGGACGACCCAATCTTTGCAAAGATTGCAGAAGATACAAAGGAAGAAGCAACTGCTATGTACTTAGATGCAGTACAGCAGGAAAAGGAATGGGCTAAATACTTGTTCAAAGATGGTTCTATCATTGGATTAAACGAAGAATTACTTTGTCAGTACGTTGAGTTCATTGCTAATAAGCGTATGAAAGCGGTTGGGTTAGTATCTCCATTTAAAGGTGGTTCAGACCCACTACCGTGGACAGGAAAATGGATTTCGGGTTCAGAAGTACAAGTGGCGCCTCAAGAGACGCAAATTACTTCATACGTTATTGGTGGTGTTAAGCAAGATATCACAGAAGATACATTAAAAGGATTTAGTCTGTAGTGAAAATTCTCATAACTGGTGATAGTTGGGCATCTGGGGAATGGGTACAAACTATCTATGGTCCTGATGCTATTCTCCCACGACTTCTTGGACAGGATGGACATGAGGTTGTGCTTATTGCCCATCCTGCTGGAAGTGACGTGGAGTCTTTACGGTCGGCTGTGGATTACAATCATGCAGTAGATGTTATTATTTTTTATAAAACATCAACCCAACGTATTTTAAGAGACCCAAGGTCATCGACGTTAGTGAAGGAATTACTTGAAAAAAATAATTCCAACTTTGATGCTGTTGAGAGAGAGTTGGACAATCACACGTACAGAACATTGGAAGAATTGGACTGTCGTGTATTTTTAATTGGTGGGTTGGATAAGATAAAGCAAAAAGTAGATGTAGAGTACGTATTACCTAGTTTGATAGAAGAACTGACGGATAGTGATGTACTAAATCATTACGATGAAACTGACATAGATAATATACTTAGACAATGTCCTGAATATTTTTATCCAGATGGTAACCACCCAAATCACAAAGGAATAAAACACACATATAATTTAATAAAGGCACAATTGTGAAAATTCTCATAACTGGTGATAGTTGGGCATCTGGGGAATGGAATAGGAATGATAAAGGTGAATACAATTCAGTGCCCGTGATGAATAAATTACTAGAACAAGATGGGCATGAAGTAATAGTAAGTGGAAATCCCGGTGGGAGTGATATAGTATCAATCAACACAGCGACTAAATATAGCAATGAGGTGGATGTTATTATTTTTTATAAAACCCCCGCCCAAAGAAGTATAAGGGATACCTCACATCCTGATGTAGTAAAAATGATAAAACAGTTATTTAAAAACGGTGATTATGATTTTGATATAGCAATTACCAAACTAGATAACGCTACTTACCGTTCATTAGAAGAACTAAATAGTAGAGTATTTTTAATTGGTGGGTTGGATAAGATAAAGCAAAAAGTAGATGTAGAGTACGTATTACCTAGTTTGATAGAAGAACTAATCGGTACAGAAATACCATCTCATTTTAAGGAATGGGATGTGGATAAAGTTCTCAAAGAGTACCCAAATTACTTCTTTCCGGACGGAATGCACCCAAACAGAAAGGCGATTAAACATACATATAATTTAATAAAGGATAAGATATGATTACGATTTATAGTAAAGAAGGATGTCCGTATTGTGTTAAGGCAAAGGACTTATTAGAAGAGTACAACATTGAATGCAATGTTGTTAAGATTGACGAAGACGAAGATGCTAAGACATTTGTTGTTGGTGAAGGACATAGAACAGTCCCTCAATTATATGTTAATAAGACATTACTAGTCGAAGGTGGGTTTGATGGGTTAAATGCACTACCTGCTGAGTTAATTAAGACTCGTGTAACTGAAATTATGGAAAGCAAATGATACAAATATTTAAAGGAACGATTTACAGTTTTAAGTTACTTAGTGGTGAGGAGTTCATTGCTAAAGTGGACGACGTTCATCAATCATGTATTGATATTATGAGTCCACTTAGTATTACATTAACTGCGCAAGGTCCTGATACATTACCTGGAATGATTGCTGGTGATATGGCAAAGCCGATGCAATTAAACAAGTCTGCTATTGCTGTAGTTGCACATGTCGAAGAACATATAAAAGTTTCTTACGTCCAAGCGATTGATGAGATGCAGAATGAGAAAACTAAACAAGTTCTTACTGAATAAATAATAATATGATAGGAATAAGTAGAGTAGGCGACACAGTATCAGTTCACGAATGCGGAGTTGTTCCAACAGCGGCGATTGGTTCTAGTGACGTATTTACAAATAGTATAAGCACACATAGACAAGGAGATGCTAATACTTCGCACCCATATGCACCCCCTATTGTAGGATGTCCAGCACATACTACGGCATTGAGCAGTGGTTCTAGTTCAGTGTACGTTAATGGGAAACAAGTTTCACGCATTGGCGACCCTTATGGTTGCGGAATAACATTAACACAAGGTAGCGGAAACGTATTCGCAGGATAACATATGCCATTTCATTGGATAGACAAACTAAACGAAAGTAATGGTCGTTTACATAAAGAAGAAGTGATAGGCGAAGCATATACTGCGTGTACGTTAGGCAGTAGAGAAGCATGTATCTTCTTGGAAAATGCTCAAGAAGCGTACGACCCGTTCACTAAATTCTATACACAGCAAGTACCTGTAACCGAAGGGTTAACCACCAAGAAGAACAGTTGGCATTTCTTTCAATTCTTATTGAAAGATTTAAGTACACGGCGTATTACAGGTAATACAGCAATACAGCAAGTATATGAATTAAGCAAGGAGTTTGACAGTGATAATTGGAATAAGTTAGCACGCCCTACATTATTAAAGGACTTACGTGTTGGTGCTACTGCAAAAACATTCAATAAGATATTAAAAGGTACCAAGTACGAAATCCCTGCATTTGCGTGTATGTTAGCGACCGATTCTAAGAAGCACAAGAAGAAGTTGGTTGGGCAAAAGTTTATACAGAAGAAACTCGACGGTGTTAGAACATTAGCAATACTGCATCCTAGTCACATTGAATTACGAAGCAGAAACGGTAAGTTATTCGAGAACTTTAAGTCAATTGAACGTAGTTTACGTAAAGTCAGGGATGTATTTTACACAGCATTACCATACATGTACGACCCCATTGTACTTGACGGCGAAATAATGAGCGAGGACTTCCAAAGTTTAATGCGTCAAGCACAACGTAAGCAAAATGTACAAACAGAAGACTGTGTGTACAACGTATTTGATTATATCCCATTTGAACATTTTCAAGCAGGCAAGTGGTCACAAGTACAAGAAGATAGATACGTGTTTCTTGAGGGTGTGAGGGAGAAGGCAAAAGATTTAGATAATATTGACATTCTCGGAACACCTATGTTAGTTGATTTAGATACAGAAGAAGGTCATGATGAGATGACTGATTATGCTAACGAATGTATTGATAGTGGATATGAAGGCATTATGATTAAAGACCGATTTGGTATATACGAATGCAAACGTAGCACTACATGGATGAAGTGGAAGCCTGTTATTACTGTTGATTTAACAATCATTGGTATTGAGGAAGGTACCGGCAAGAATGTTGGTAAATTAGGTGCATTTATATGTGAGGGCACTGACCAAGAAAAACTCATTCATGTTAATGTTGGTTCTGGTCTAACCGATAAAAACAGAGAAGAGTTTTGGGAAGAACGTAGTAACTTAATAGGACAGGTAGTTGAGATAATGGCAGATGCTGTTACTAAAAACCAAAATGTAACTAGTGAGGTTTATAGTTTAAGATTCCCTAGATTTGAACGTTTCCGTGGATTCGACAAAGGAGAAAAACTGTAATATGTTATGGAAGGATTTGCCAAGTAATGATTGGTATTTTGAAAACTTAACCAACAATGATTCGTTATTGATAACCGTTGGTGATTCATGGACTTGGGGAGATAGTTTGGGGAAAATATCAACAGACGGTGCCGAAGATGATTACGAATTCAGAACTACACATATGTTCGGTAGTGTTTTAGCAAAGAAATTGAAAATGGACCATGTTAATATGGCAATTCCGGGTGGATGGAATATTAACATGCATGACCACGTTAAGGATTTTCTACCGCATGTGGTTGATAAGTACAATAAGGTATATGTTGTGATTACTTTGACTGAATTGTGTCGTGAAATTATCAAAGACCCAATATGGACAGATGTAGATATTGCAAATAAACACACATTAGATGAACTTCTCATGTCATATGAAAAGAACATGTTCAATTCGTTTAAGAAAAACCTCATAGACCAATGGGAATCAGTCACATTTTTGATTGGTAGAAACTTTACATATTCGTTTGATGAAAATATTTCTATATTGGGCGGAACTCATTTACCTAATAGTTGGGTAGATTGTATGGCATCCAATCAAAAAATTGATGCGTATCCATCTGATTCGAGGTTTTTGACTTCTAGTATGGCGTTAAACCCATTCATATTGTATTGCAAAAAAAACAAAAAGTACCAAGAGTACAAGATGGAATTGTTTGATTACTATTCTACGTGTATATCGGCAATAGATTGGTTGGATAATAGTACATTTAACCACAAAACAGCAACAAGACACCCAACTGTTGATGGACATAAGATATGGGCGGATTATCTTTATAATCTTATTATAATCTTATAAATGTATGAGTAAGTTATCGTTCATCATCACCGACCCTGCTGTAGGTGGAACATTTGTTTCGTGGAGTGTGGAGTATTTAGCAGGACACGATGTAACTTACTCGGTTGAACAAAATGCATATATTCCAATAGTTGATAACCCCGTACAAGAACATAATGCTCATATTTATAAACCGAATCAATACGATTTGGCATCTGATGTAGATAATGCTATTTCATGTTTAACCAATCTGCAAGATGCGAACGATAGAAAGATAGACTTAATCTACGTTCATCCGTACTTTTGGAGTGAAGATAAACACAATGATTGGTTCAATGCGGTTGATAAAATCACAGAAAGTAATAGACCTATTGTAATAGTAAAAATGACAACCCCGTATCTCTTATACCACGGTGTTGATAGGAAACGGGGACCAGCAGATTTCCAACGAGGATTATATACTAAACACAACACATCAATAGATATTAACATTTCTGAATTCTTTGCTTACGACAGTATTAAATGGGAAGAACTTAACTTAACTAACCAATATGATAAGCGAGAATTCTTAGCATTGAACCTTAGACCATTTGATACCAAAATCTACAACAATATGTTTAAAACACATCCAACGAACAAAATATTAAGTTTATGTGCAATTGATGTGTGGCAAATGTTAGATATTACTATATACGATATTATGGATTTCTTGAATATCGAAATTAACCAAGATAGATATAAAAAATGGCACAATGTGTACAATGAATGGAAAAAACTACATACCAAACGCATCATGTGGTGTTGGTATTATGACCAAATAATAGAATATATTATCAATGGGTACGATATGGATTTAACACGGTTTGATTTGGATTTAGTACAGGAATCAACAATACAGCACACAATGATTTTTAAACATGGGTTAAATTTTAAAACATTTAACTTGGATACATTCACCAATACAAAACAATTACATGATTTATTAGAACCAAACATACATCCAATACATCAATATGAATGCAATTAAGTTAGTTAATGTGCGTTCAGCATTATATAAGTCATTGGAATATACTCATGAAGCACATGAATGTAAGAGTCACGTTGAATTGTTTAAATTCCAACATTTGTATGAAAATGACCATGGTTGTAGTGTGTTAAAATTATACTCACAGAAGCATTACATAACATCAAAGTACACTGATATCAGATATTGGGAAGCATTGCAATTTGAGTCAAAAGCAGACATTACAATGTTTGTTTTGAAGTGGACGTAATAAATACTATGTGCCCATACGTAAAAACCCAAGTGACTTAATAGGCTTCAACAATGCACTTAGACATGCAATAACCGAAGCAAGTAAAGACCACAATAAAACCATATGCAATATACTGCAAGAACAGTGTAAGTGCAAAGTAATCAAAACAATAGAGGACCCAGAAAGCCTTAATACAGGCATAAGTCTTATAGACAATTCAGTCGCACATACATTTAAAAACTTTAACCTATTTGCCAAAATAGTTGTAGATTATATAACTGCGGTTGAGTTTGAAACCGAACAAGACTTGCTATTGTTTACCCTACGTTGGGGATAAATTATATGTTATAATATCACAATGGATATTACCAAGCATGTCAACGATATAAATGGATTTGTAGAAGCGTACGAAGAAGTGTACGAATCAGTACGTATTAAAAAAGACGGTACAGGCGACACTTCATTTATTCTAATGAGAGCACATGATGTTGTTGAAGCATTTCAAGAGAAGTACAATGTAAATTTAATAAAAACCCAAGATGATGAAAGTTCTGTTGGCGATATGGTATTCTCATTTGATACAGTTGACTTTAAAACAGAAGAAAACCTAATAATGTGCTTACTGAAATGGTCATGAGCATACAGCATACAGTGTACAGTACACTGTACATAAAGGGTGTTAATGTCTAATATACTGTACATTGATGCTGTTAATGGATTTGAAGACGCATGGATGGAAATGTACGACACTCACGTAGTTGATGTTAGCAAAGATTGGAAAGCACCTGAAAACACTGTAATTACACGCGACGAAGATGAACTCAAACAAGTATTTGAAGAAAAGTACGACTGCGAGTTAACACAGCAAGGCAAAGCACATCATTACTGGTACAATTTCGACAGCATAGAGTTTAACAGCGAATCAGCACACACGATGTTCTTATTAAAATGGTCATAAAAGAAGTAAAGCACACACCCGCTTTTATGAATTGTTGGCACAACTGCGGACTTAATCAACGTAATGAGTTCAAATCATGGAAAGATGTTGAAGATAGGTACAAATTCAAATTCATGTTAGGTACAAGCATTCGCACTAGTACCATTGAGTTCGAAACAGATGAAGCGTACACAATGTTCTTACTAAAATGGTCATGAATACATT